CGGAGCCTGGCTGAGGCATTACTTTGATTCCAACAACAATAATACCCTACAAACCAACATAGACTTCAGAGTTCCTTCTGGAACGGATAGAAGATTAGTGTCTGACCTGAAGACATTCAAGAGTAGGCATAGAATACAAACAAGCAAACCCTTTGCTCAGTTTACATCTTTCCCGTTCGCTCCTGCTACTTTCGAGTTGTTGATGAATGGCCCAAACAGCCTGGAGATATTTGCTCAATTCTCGTTTAGAACAGACGGTAGCGTTTTTGTGACCACACAATTTGGGTTTGGGGCGACATTCCTATCTGGTGACGTAACCTTCATACCAGAAGCAACGTATTCTCCAGGGTCAATAGTCGAATTCGAGGCCAGCTTCATAGGTGACAATGTGACTTATAGCTTAGATGGGGTAACGCTTCTAAGCGCGACAGCTGATCTTACATCACCTGTTGAAGTTAGGTCCATGGTATTACTGATGAGTGGTCTTGATACGGACTACATATTCATGCAGAACTCCCTAGATGAACTGGATCTTGGTTCAGTGATAACATCAGCACCATAATATGACAACCTTTTACCGTTGCCTAGGTGGCACCATCATAGTTTCGGCGTCCCCGGAAAACGAAATGCAAGTAAACCTGTCTATCTGGAAAGCATTTGATAGCGATGATGAAGCTCTATCCTTTTTCAATTCAGAAGAAGGAGCCAAGTTTATGACAAGGATGGATAGGATAAGGAAAGAGGAAAGAAACCTCACATTCACTGAGGTTAAGAAGCTATGATAGAAACACCATTCTACCACAAAACCATAAGGTCAATACTTGTTGGTTTTGGCTCTATGTTCTCTGACATTCGTTTTGAAAGACAAAATGAAGGGGTGACAGAGCAGGAAATCAAAGTCCCTATTGCGTATTCAAACAAGCAAAAGTGGATGCAAGCCATAGAGCAAAATCCCGAGGGGGCAGGAACGTCAACCTCTCTACCGAGGCTGGCATTTGAGTTGACTGGTTATAGTTACGACCCAAGCAGGAAACTCAATAGAGCACAAACTGTAAGGTGTACGGATGAAACAGGCATTGAGTCAGTACTCACCCCTGTGCCATACAACATAGATCTTTCGCTTTACTTTGCAACCAACAACCAAGAAGATGCCCTGCAGATTTTGGAGCAGATACTCCCTTACTTTGCTCCAGAACAAACGCTATCCCTAAGGACCGTCCCTGCTCTAAACATCATCACAGATGTTCCTTATGTGTTGAATAGCGTCTCTTTTTCCGACGACTTCGAAGGTGGTCTTGATGTTAGGCGCTTGGTTGTCCACACTTTGAACTTTACAGCCAAGGCAAACCTATACGGCAAAGTCAAAGAAACTTCCGTTATCAAACAAGTCGAAGCTAACCTTACTCAGCCAGAGCTTAACTATGTTGCGTCCCAGAATCTCCCTACAGATGAAATTGTGGAGCAATGGCTTGAAGGATTCTAATGCCAGCACCGTTTTATAATGCCAACCCCAGGCTGAAGGCAGCAGGGGTTTCAATCCCTTACACAGAAGAGGACTTCAAGGAATACGTCAAGTGTACCTATGATCCTATCTACTTCATCAAGAAGTACATCAAGATTATATCCCTTGACCACGGTCTCATTCCATTCAAACTCTACGACTACCAGGTAAACTTCATTACTGCTCTGCATGAGAACAGAAGAGTGCTTGGTATGTTTCCTCGTCAGCACGGTAAAACAACAACCGTGGCTGCATACCTTGTTTGGTATCTTATCTTCAATGACTCCAAGACTGTAGCTATTCTCGCTAACAAGGCGTCGGCGGCACGGGAAATCATGTCTCGTATGCAACTTATGATTGAAGGTCTACCGAAGTGGCTACAGCAGGGCGTGGTGGAATGGAACAAAGGTTCCATTAAGTTCGAGAATAACAGCGCAGCTTTCACTGCGGCGACAAGTTCATCGGGTATTCGTGGTAAGTCCGTTAACTTTCTGTACATCGACGAAGCAGCTATCATCCCAAATACCGTAGCTGATGAGTTCTTCACTGCTACTTACCCGACAATTTCCGCCGGTAAGACAACCAAGATTGTCCTCACTTCTACGCCTCTGGGCTTGAACCACTTCTGGAAGTTCTGGACAGAAGCAGAGCAAGGAATAAACGGCTTCAAACCAGTTAGGGTCGAATACTGGGAACACCCAGAACACGACGAAAAGTGGGCAAAGGAACAAGAGCAGCTTCTTGGACCGTTGAAGTACCGCCAGGAGGTCTTGATGGACTTCCTTGGCTCTGCTGCTACTCTGATATCGCCAGATGCCATACAAAAGATGGCTGCCCTGAAACCAATACACATA